GATCCAGTTCGGCATCTTTGTTAAATATTTCTTCTCTGAATCCCTCGTGTAGAATTTCAACAGGAACTTGTAGCTCCACAACACCGATAACTTGGTGTGTATTTTTATCTCTCTTTTCAAATCTACTATTTTCAAAAACTTTTTTAGAATGTTTGGATGGAACTATAACCAAATTCATTCGATTACATCCTTCTATCCAACCTGCATCACAAATATCAGTTTCAATGCCTGCAGTGATTCCAATGTTATATTTTCCAACGTTTTGAAATTCATTAGGGATAGTGCACTGCATCCAAATATCCGGTTGTTCTGTGAGTTGTCCCACTAAAATTCTATCTAATATTTTCTTGTCCAGCTCATTATATGGATTTAAGGCATTCATAGGCGTTTCACCCCAATTTATTGACATTATTTTAATATCAAACATATCCATATCTATTAGTGAATGAACTAAATCACGTGCATGAGATCCATATCCACTCATTGTTGCAACTGGTCCACAAAAAACTAATTTCGGTCTATAACTCATATGAAATCCTTATACTAAATGTAAACTAAATTTTGTTCTTGGGGTAAAATTCTCTAATGTATCTTTTATACTTTTTGATACTCTATCTGCCATTAAAGTTCTTGTCATTCCAACTTCTGAATTTGATATGAACTCTCTACCTTTTAATCCAGAAGACTTTCTTTCTTCTTTTGGAGTATTATACCATTCATACAATGCATTCCCAATATCTCTGAAATCAGCACGGTCATCAAAAATATATGGAGTTGGTACTGATCCTTGAACTGATATGTTAGATGGCCATACGGGTTTAACCCATTCACCGTGTTTCAAATCACCCCAAACATCTTTTCTGTGCAGTGTATGGATTTTTATGTAATCGTCCTCTGTGAAATATTTGTTTGTTTCTGGATTAATAAAACCACATTGGTCTTGTAAACCACCAGTAACATTTACTACAATTGGTGTTCCCGCAGAGATTGCCTCAGCTGTTCCTAAACCAAATCCCTCATTCGATGCCATATTAATAACAACATCTGCACAGTTATACAAAACATTCAGTTTACTAGAAGGAACAATTTTATCGTCAAATAAAACATTATATTCGTTACATAATTCACCAACTAGTGAAACCAGGTCTGTTCCGTTATGGTCAATTGGTTGAGTGTGCATAAGTAGAATACAATCTTGAGATGCATTTCCTCCATTTTCATCAATAAGCTGACACATATGTTTATATGCAAGCACTACATCTCCCGGATGTTTACGGTGTATATTTCTATTGTTCCACATAACAACAAATTTATTTTCATTTTCACCGCGTATTCTTTTGCTTTCTTCTTGTAATTCATTCCAATCGTTTTCTCGTTCAGACTTTACAGGTTCTATTGGAAAAAACATATTTGTATCAATTCCATGTGGAACATAAGTTATTCGATGATTTGGAATTTCTTCACCGAATCTTTTTAGTATTCTGTGATTTATACCATATGTTTGTTTTGATATTGCCATCAGCAAATCACAACTTGCATATGCCTCTTTATTCCACATGGGATCAGTTGCAGTTTCACCAACCAATCCTGCACCATCCCATATATTCAAATATAACAAAGGAATCTTTGTTCGTATTTCATGTTCCATATTATAGAGCCATCCCCAAAATCTTGGATCCGTGAAGTGTAAAATTGCATCGGGCTTTTCTTGTTCCATGAGTCTGCGAATCATCATGGAATCCCCATAACTATTGTAACAATATATTTTAACAGATGCGTCTTCAACTCCAGTCATGTTTTTTGCATCTTCCGATAAATCAAATATCTTTCCATTATCTGGATGATTTATTGCAGCACCTAATTGAATCCAATCGAAATCCTTTACAGATCCTATAACCATATCGCGCGATACAGTTGCAATTCCAGATGTTAGTCTCAAATCATCAGACAGTAATAATATCTTTTTCTTTGCCATGTGAAACCTTTATATGTTAAAAAACTTTTGTGTTGTAGTTGTTGAAACACCGTTCATGTTAATAATCATTTTACGGTATGGTTTGAATCTGTAACCCATCTGTTCTAATGAATAATTAAACCAATCTTCTGAGTAATCATCTTTATTCCTTTTGCCTCTTGAAATTATTGTTTGCATATCAAGAACAAAGTTATCAAGTTTATTCATATCTCTTGTTAATCGTATCAATCTTAATCTTCGTCTGTTATATTCTTCTTCATCTTGTTCTAATCTTTGAATATCTAATATAAGACTTTTTAATGAATTTTCCAAATCATTTATATCATAAGATAAAACTAATTCAGAAAATTCTGTTCCCTCGAACAAATCAATATATGTTTTATCGTAAATTGGAATTGTCATCAAGTTCTTTTCTATTTGTGCATATTCAAATCTTGGTGTAATAAACATTCCAAAGAAAGGCACTTTTGTATTGGTTGTTGATATACTGAATCTGCAACCGGTTAAAAAGTCCATCATACTTTCCATCGTATATGTTCCAGCAAGTATCATCGGTTTATCGTTATCGAAAACTTTGAATACAGTTGGATCCAAATCATAGTCTGGTAGGAATGTATCACTAAAAGTTTTACGAGAAACATTTGCGTGTTCTGCCAATATCTTTACATGATTGAAATAATTTTCAGGTGAGTATGTGTTTCCAATGTGAACCAATTTCTTACCAGACATATCTTTCAATCCCATCTTATCCATTGTTTCTACGATTGGTTTGAAGTTACCATGACCTTTGAATTTTGCATAGTAAGCACATTCTGAAATGTATGGTAATTCTTTTTTATCTAACCATGATTTTTCAATCCACTTGTCATAGATACTCATGTCAATATAACCACCGACTTGAAAAGTATAGTTGGAAGTTCCTCTCATTCCGATATATTCTTTCAATGCATCTACAAAGAATGGAGTGTATGTCAAGTAGTAATCACTATACTTTATGAATGCCGGAACACAAATAGTATTGAAGTGCATGCCTTCATACGGATATATCTCATGGTCAAAGAATGCAGTTATAGTATTCAACTGACAATACATCTTTGCCAATTCAATCAGTCTTTCTCTATGTTCTGGTTTTCTTTTTTGAATACCATCAACATCGTAGATAAATTTGTTGAGGTTCAAAACAACAATATCATAACCTTCCAACTTATCTTTCAATTCAATTATTTCCATTTCGGAAATATCCACACAGTTCTGATATTCAGATTTGAAATTGTTTGTTTCACTTGGGTTAAAATAAAAAGTATCAACACTATCAAGTGATGATATATTTTTAGTGAATGTATGTATGCCCCTATAAACTGATAGGTCAATGATTGCTAATTGAGCTATTTTCACGAAACACCTAAACTTCCGGTTAAATGATTAAGAATTAGTTTTTCAACCAAACCACTTAATTTATATCCATTTTCATGGCAGTAATTCATCAATTCTTCTTTTAGTTGATTACGGATTTGAATACTGGAGTATTTTGATTTTGCATCCACAACATTCTCTAATGATTAAACATATACATATAAATATGTTTTAATTTTAGAAAACATTAGAAAATAGTAGATTTATTTTTAGAATGGTAAAGTATTTCTTTTTTCTTTCGGACAGAGTTCTTCATTTTTATTGAACTCACAGTATTTACAATTTGAATAATCACGGCCTGATTCTGGAGTTTGTATAACATCCAAACGATATTCACCTTCTTCTGTAAAGTTTGTTGTGATAAACTCTGCAATTTCTTTTTTGATGTTGTTCTGTGAAACTTTGCCGTTGGATGGTTCAAATCTTTGAACTCTTTGTTTCATCGCCTCATACTCAGCATTTTCCATTATCTTACGCCGAAGAATTAAATACTCAATATGTATTTGCTCTGGACTAACATCATATTGTTTTGCATAATATGTTTTGTAAAGTAACAACTGTGATGTTTTTACCTTATCTGTCTTTGCATATTTGTTCCAGCCGTTTGTGCTCGTTTTGAAATCATATATGTATATGTCTCCTGTTTTGGTATTTTTAATTACCAAATCAAGAAACCCAACCAACTTTACTGTTGGATGAGTTTCAAGTGGAACTATGTTTATCGGAACTTCTATACCAACTAATTCATAGTCTTTCTTTTGGAAAAAATCTGCACGATGTGCCTTAAACCATTGTAGGATTTGAACACCATCAGAATAGTATTCTTTCAATTCTTTATCACTGGAAAAATGTATTTCGTTATTCTCGGTGAGTAATTTTTTATACTCACTACGAATACCATTATGTAACATTTCATCAAGGTCAAGTTTATTTGCCTCAACGATTGATTTATCATAAATGTTTTTTACATATTCTTGCAATACCTCATGCATCACTGTTCCGAAAAGAGCAGCAGTTGATGGGGTATATGTATAATGTTTATCTATGTAATTGAGTTTCCATCTATGAGGACATACTTTCCACATTTGATATTGTGAGAAAGATACTTTTCTGTTGGCCATTACTTACCCCACTTGCCAGACTGAACAAGTTGTGCAATAATACCATATACTGAAATATCTTTGAATGTATCATCAAGACTTTCACCAACTGCATCTTTTGATCCAAACATAATCATTTGTTTGTAACGGTTTATTTTATCGTTCAATCTAAAAAATAAACCTTGTAGGGAAAGTTTGCGGTCTTCTTCTCGTTCAAGAGAACTACCCATTGATATGTTGTCTGGACCATAGTTACTCTGTTTTGCACAAAACAATTCATATTGTGCCTGTTGAATACGCTTAAACTCAGCAGTCATAACAGGAAATTTCTTTTCCATTTCGGTAACAACTTCTGATTGTTTTAGACTCAAATCTCTTTCGGTGATTGCCATTTTAGTATTCCTCATTTTACAGTCTTTAATTGTTTTTCAAATTTTTTAATATCTGTTTCAGGTGTCCCATACTGTTTTAGTATATCAATCAGTTCATCTGGATTTTCTTTCGCCAGATATTTGATATACCCATAAACTTCGTTCCTTCCCAATTCATAATGGTTACAAAATACCGATACCATTTCTGGTTCAATATCTATTTTGTTTTTACCTTTTATGTATTTGAGAAAGAACGATTTTTTTGGGAGGACATCATGCAAAAGTTTATAGTAATCCTTTGAAGATAGTATTCCATTTGAATATGTTTGAAACTCATTTATGGCTTCAACAAATTCAGGTTCCATTGAAAAGAAACGAGCAATCATATAGTTGCTCCACGATTTAGTATCTTCTTCTGAAAGGTCTTCCCATTTCGTTTTACGAATAGTGACACCTTTAATATGATCAAATAAACTTTTTGCAGCCATGATAATCCTTAATCATTAAGTTGTTGTCTTTTGCTTGGTAAAAATTCATCGTTGATGTTACCACATTCCAAACACGCATAAGTTGGAATTGGTAAAATGCCTTCTTGTCCAGTTGGTGAAAGAAGTGCAGAAATCTTTTTGAAGAATGTTACTTCGTGGAAAAATTTATTTCCACAGTTTGAACATTCAATATCAGTTGCCTGATTTAAGTCTACATTTACCTGTTGTTGCTGTTGTGGTATTTCTCCACCACCGTTAATGTCATACACACTCATTGTTACCTCCGTTGGTCAATTTCCATAATAATTTGAATAAACATAGCCATGGCATTTATTTCATGGTCTACAACAAAACTGTCTTTATATTGTGCTTCTGCAATAATCAAAATGATAGTTGAGACAAAACCATTGGCGAATGTATCAACATTATCATATAGATAACGAAACATCTGATTAAAGTCTCTGACGTGATTATCGGCAAGTAACTGACGAATACCATCGAACTTTTCTTTTTTACTTTTACTTGATTTCAAAACATCAAGAATTGAAGAAAGGTAATTATGTTCTACCAAAGTTGTTTCATCCAATTTAAGAACACCGCCGATAACGCATCGTTGAGTTGTGTTAATTACACGGCGAATATCTGGATAACTTTGATTGATAATTGTTACGAGATTATCTTTCTCATACTTTACACTTTCACTATCAAGAATTTTTACAAGATGTGATGCAACTTCTTTCTTAGATGGTGGAACTATATTGAATATCTGACAACGAGATTGGATAGGATCGATAATCTTATCTACATAATTACAAGTCAAAATGAAACGAGTTGTCTTACTGAATGTTTCGATAACATTACGAAGTGCCGCCTGAGCATTCGGTGTCATGTAATCACATTCATCGAGGATAATCAATTTCAATCCACCGAAACCAATCGAAGAAGCAAACTGTTTAATTTTATCACGAACAGTATCTACGGAGTTTTCATCAGATGCGTTGATATAAATGTAGTTATCTTTTGCAATAGTATTTGCAACAATCTTAGCAAGTGTGGTTTTACCACTACCAGCATCGCCATACAGTAGTAAGTGAGGAACATCGTTTGTGTCAATATATTGTTGAAAGGTTGCCTTTACAGTATCGTTGCCAACATAAGTATCAAGTGTCTGTGGGCGATACTTTTCATTCCAAATTGTGTGTGAGGGGTTAAACATAACATACCTTAATGTTTGATAAATTCATATACTAATATACAAAATTTCTAGATAAGATCCAAATTATTTTTGAAAAACAAAGATTGGCTCTCTTTTATATCCTGCACCCATGACGGCAGATAGTATCAGTTGTAGGGTATCTGTATGAGTAAAGCCAACTAAGTTGGCATACTTTATAGTCATTTCTTCGAGGTCTTTATACTTTGGTGTGTTGGCTATGTTGATTAACATATAGCCACCTTTTTTCAATCCATGATAACAATTCCGAAATGTTCCTTGTAAGAAACCAGAACCCCAATCTTCTCTTGTTGGAAACTTGTTGTATGACTGTGTTTCTTCGTCTGCATATTTCTCTGTATCAAAATATGGTGGTGAAGTAAAACATAAGTCTAATGTTTCTGCGTCTGGAAGATAGT